TGCAACTGTTGATATAGACTTACCCGACTGCCTGCATGCAAGCACGATAGAGAATCTATTATCTTGAAAATGATTAAACATCTTCTTCTGATAATCATATAGTTTGAAGGGAACTAAACCATCATCTAGTGATATCACTTTACAATAGGTTTCTGCAAAATATACAGAATCATTCATACACTTCTGATATTCTAATATGTCTTCTTTAGACCAGTCTTGTGAAACACCATCACGTTTAACGTTAATGTTTCCGAGATATGATTCAGTCTTCTGGTTCAACATCAATCACTTTCTCATTATGTAGCATTCTTTGTAATTCTGTAGTAGATCCAATAAACACATTGTTATTAGTAGCTGGATCTAATGCATCCACCTTTTTAATTTCTTTGTTTGATTTGTGTAGCTTCATTAACTTGTCGTTAATATCAGCTTTCTGTTTGATTAGTTGTCCTAACACCTCAAATGCGCGGGGATGTTCAGATTCTCTAGCAAGTTCCATCATAAGCTCAATAGCTTCTTCACCTTGCTCGCTTAAATCATACAGAGAATCTCTCACATGTACATAATCTTTATCTAAATCACTCATAATATAGTACCTATTAATTAATTAATTAAAGAAGTCTATTGTCTCCGTATATGGTGTGGTTGTACCATCAACTTTTTGTACTTCTATATTCTCTCTAGAATCATTATCTTTATAATATACTTCGGTCTTATTAATAACACTGCGATCTTGGATACCTTTAAAGTATCTAATACGTGTTTCGAATGTTAATGTATATATAATAACTCTTCGTGATGTAGAGAATTCTCCTTCCCATTCATCATTCATAGTCACACCATTTAATACAATAGGGATATCAGCGGTCAAATCCATTTCAGGAATATCTTTAATTGTCACTGTATAATCTGGTTGGAATCTTGGCAAGATCTGCTCTAATATTTGTAGTGCTTCGTCTTGAGTCTTGGCTAAAACATTTAACTCGAATCCTACTTTATATATCGCTGGAGCCGTTAATGATGTTATATGTTTCTTATCTAATGGATCTACCTTAGTATATCGTTTATGTTTATTAACTTTAGCTGCACCATCGTACGACATATCAGTAATTTGAAATGATAATCGTGGCATCTTAATAGCAATACCGGTATCGTTCTTATCATCTAATCGAACTAAATACTTTTGTCTAGGACCATAAGCTAATGGAACCTTAATCTTCTTAAGAACATTGCCACTGCTATCAGTTTTAACAACAGAGATGTCATTGAATAAAGATCCAAATACCGATACAGTTCTACGAGTATGCTCGTTATAAAAATGATTTTCAAACATTATGGATCTCCAAACGGATTAGTCTCTGTCCAATCTATTATATCCTGTGCTTCGGCATCAAAGATATCATTGTTGGCATAACCATCTCGGTTAAAATTAGTTGCAATATCAGCAGTTGTAACATTGTATGCCGTACCTGACTCTGTGCCAATAATCTGTTTAAGTGGATCAGGATCAACATATAACTGTCTGAACTTGCCATCGGTAGTAACCAGTGAAACCACTGTTAAGTTGCCCGTGGTAAGACCTAAGTCCTCCCATCCAGCCACTTCACCTTCGATATTGATAGGGTTACCAGCAGCATCATTAACACCAGTCCACTGTGATATTGTCTCACCGATAGTATAATTACCTGTACCAGAATCAAGTGCATAGGTATATGATGTAGCATTCGCCGTTTCGACACGATCAATAGCATCTATATCAGTGTCGAAATCTTCATCAGTGTATTCGAACAATTCAGCTTTCAACTGATACACTGGAACATTCTTTAATTGATAAAATGGCACTTCATCTTCAACGAATGTAATTTCAAATAGAGAAGAAGCCATTGGAAGATATAATAAATCACCTTCTGAAGGACGGCCAATAACGCTTTCACCATTACCAGCTGTTAAATATGTACCAACTTGACTATCCCATCTCTTACGTGATACAATAAAGTTTGCAGTATCTCTAATCTCTAACCCGAATTTAGATAGTAGCTCTCCATCTCCTTCAAAACCATCTTGATTTTCAAGGTACATTTCTACTACATATGAGTCGGAGAATCGATTATAAGATTCATTAAGTATTTCATCGCGAGTAATTTCTTGTCTAGGAATATAGACAATGTCTTGACCATACATCTTTAACGATTCGATCGTTAAATCTTCATATAAGTCTTGTTCTGATTTTACGTTGCCATTAAAATATACATTAGTTGCCATTCATCATCCCATTAAAAAGTCGTCAGGTAACTGCCAAGCTAACTGCATCTCTTCTTCAATTTTATTAATCTCTTCTACAGCATCTTGATATATTTGTAGACCATTCATAGTAACTCCACCAGGTAATTGCATACCTTCGAATTTACTCATGTTCTGACCCCATTGACGTTTAATCAATGATGTTAAATATCTCTTTAAGAACATATCATTATACACATCAGTATATGTTTGGGGGTCTACAATTTCGTAGCCCTCAATGATAATATAAGATCCAGGCTTTAAGTTACCAAACCCTTCGTCCACATGCAATCTATTCATATGTCTATTAAATCTAAGCAACTCGCTTGAGTTTAGTTGATGATCTAACATACTTAAATGCTGCATCCGTTGCTCAAATGATTGTATTGATTGAACAGCACCAAAGGTATTAAAGTCCGATAACCGCATTTGATATTCTACATTAAACAATGATTCGGCTTCGCCCGATTCAAAGTCTAGTATCTTCACGACAGATGTAATAGAATCAGGGACCGCAATATAGCTATTAGTTATATCATCAGCAGTTAACTGGTGTTTAGAGTAGGTTCGCACAACCGCATCAGCATGATATTCTTGATAGTACTGGAGAGCATCATCTACTCTATCTTCTATTTGATCTTCATCGACATTAATTTCAAGCACTGGCGCGCCAAGAGCTCTTAAACAGTGGTCAATTAATTCAGGCCTGCTGGTTACCTTTGCCATTACTTATTACTTAGTGAACCAGATCTTTACCGAATCGTCTTTATAAGATGATGAATCCGCTTGCCATTTAGCATAGAAGTTCTTAGCTTTTAAAGCTTTGATCTCTTTCTTAACAGCTGGGATAGTAGGTTTACCCTTAGCATCAGCCCAAGCAACTTTAGCTTTCTTTTTAAAGCCATCAATATTCATCATAGCGCCACGTGTACCCTTACGAGCATCAGCAAATGAAAGACCATCAATACATACAGCGATGTTATTTCTACCATCATTCTGAATAGTACAATCACTGCCTTTTGCTTCATCAAGTGATTCTTCTACGGTCCATTTCACCTTTCCGATGATACCTTCAATCCTATTCAAACGAGCTTTCCAATCTTGATTTACATCAGATGTCTTGAGTTCAGTTTTAAGAATTTTCAGATGTTTATTGATTTCTCTCATAACAGACTTAGCCTCTGACGAAACACCTTCATCAAGTACTGCTTCACCTAGTTCAACTGATTCACCCAAAGCATTCATTACATAATCGGCAACATTGTCAAGTTCTTCTTTACCTAAACCTTCACGTGATAATACTTTCAACACATCTTTATGCGATTTAGCATTTTTCTTCTTAGCAAGTGTTACATACTTATCGTATCCACCTTTCTTACCAAAACCAATACCTTTTGCATTTTTCATTGAAACTGCTTCTTTAATTAAATCAGTTGATGTTAAAATATCAATTACTGTTTTCTTTGTTTTATCTAATTTAACATGAGCTTTTTGTCTTGCGCCAATACCACCAATCAATTTAGTTATTTTTCCCGTTTGCCCATGGTGACTAGATTTATCATCTACGAATTTTACTTTATCACCAACTTTAAAATCACGAATAGAACCTCTGTCGTATGCTTCGTCAACTGACTCATTGGCTTTCTTTAATACATAAGCAATAATATCTTCATCACCTAAACCTTTCTTAATCTTTTCGATTTCAGCATAGGCTTTGTCATAGTTACCTCTTGATTTGCGTGCAATACCAATAGCTTTTTTCATTTGAGCTTGGTTGAACACTTCTTCAAGTTCAACTGATTCTTTAAATCCTTTGAACTTCATGATTTTCTTTTTCTTACTTAATGGTTTATCATGGCCTGCGATAGGACCAGTTGAATCATTCCCACNAGCAGNCATATTTTCGTTCTTACCTAGTAAAGCGTTATTAGCATCTTGTAAAGTCTTAG